ACCAGGGGTTGGCTTGGCCGGGAAGTGCGGTGGCGCGGGCACTACCCGCTACACCCATGCCTGCGCGATTCGTAGCAGCAAAATGATGCTCGTAACCACTGCCAGGGTTTTTCAAGTTGGCGATATACTCGCCAACCGGAACTTCCACACCTCCAACAACAGCCACAGGCTGTCCATCTTTGGTGCGTAGGTTCTCTTGCACTAAACGATACAACTGATCCGGTGCCAATGCACCAGCGTTGGAAAGTTGAGCGATGGCAGCCGATTTCACTTGTTCTTGTGTGAAACTGGCTTCCATGGATGCAATCCTACTTTCGCGCTCGTTTAATTGCTGCTTGAGGTCCGCAACCGTTTCTTGCGCTTGCTCCCACAGCGTGCGGAATTCGCCCGATTCCGCCAATTTGGTGGTTTGTGCTTGCTCTTGAGCTTGCTTTAGCTCTTCAAGTTGTTGCTGGATCGCTTCACGGTTTTCGCGGTCCTTCCGGCGTTCGGCAATAAGCTCCTGGTTCTTTGCGCGAAGAGCTTCGATTTGAGCGGCCAAATCCGAGCTTTCAACCACAGGTTGAGGAGCAGCAGCCTCCACAGGAGTTACTGATGCTTGCTGTTCTTCAGGCACAGTGTTGTGTTACATGAACTGCTCTAGTTTACGACAGAAGAGCTAATAGGTTCCACCGTCTAAAACTGCGGTGTCTGAAATTGAGATTTCGCCGTCTGTAATTGTGATTCCGGCGCCAGCAGTCACGCTTGCTGGGTCGCCCTGATCGCCTTTGGGGATCGTGAAATTGAAGATTGCAGCGGTGCTGCTGCCGCTGTTGGTTACAACAACATTGCTGCCTGCAGATCCAGTCGTGACAGAGCCGACCGTGATGGTTGCAGCTGTACCGGCAGGTCCTTGGGCACCAGTTTCACCTTGAGGACCTTCGGGACCTGTGGCGCCAGTTGGTCCGGTTTCACCTTGGATGCCCTGTTCGCCTTGGATGCCTTGCTCGCCTTGCGGGCCTTGGGGTCCGGTTGCACCAGTTGGCCCGGTTTCGCCTTGAGGGCCTTGTGGGCCGGTTTCGCCTTGAGAGCCTTGGGGACCTTCCGGGCCGGTGGCACCTGTTGCGCCTGTGGCGCCAACGTCGCCGCGTGGAATGGTGAAGTTGAAGACGGCGGCTTCGGATGTGCCGGCGTTGGTGACGGTGGCGTCGGTGCCGGCATCGCCTGTGGTTGTTGTGCCAACTTCGATAGTTGCGGTACGACCGGCACTGCCGGAGATGTCGCCGCCGACCGTCAGGTTGCTGATTTGCGTGCGCGTGTCTTCGTCAATGCCCAGCGCAAAACCTTCGCCCCAGCTGCTTCCCTTGGGGCCGAATAGCTCTTTGGTGGTTGTGTCGATGTACCAGTCGCCACGGCTGCCAGTGGTGCTGTCGGGGGCGCCAGAACCGCTAAGCAGGTTGTTGAACGCTTCGACCTTTTTGGTCAGGCGGACTAATGCCGTGACCTGGGCGAGTGTTAGTTCCTCGTTCTTGGTGGCCATCAGCGGGACAGCAGATCAATTAGACGGTCCACTTGGTTGGGGGCCATCTCGTCAACGCGCTGTTCCATGTCCTCGTCGCCGGTGTTTTCGGCGGGTTCGGGCAAAGCCAGAGCGTTTTCGGTGCTGGCGGCAAGCTCGTCTTCGATATTGATGTTGTCGGGCAGGATTTCGCCGCGACGCAGGATCTCCAGCAGCATCTGGTCGCTGATCTTGCCCAACTCGTTCAGCTGGGTCAGAACAGATACGTCCTGGCCGATCAGACGGTAATAGTCAAAATCGCGGTCGATAGAAATTTCAGGCGGTTCCAAGCCGACGTACTGCGCGGCAAAACCAAAGGCTTGGTTGAGGGCGCTTTCGAGTTCCTGGCTGATGATCGACAGCACACTGTTGCCTTGGGCTTGGTCGATGCGCTTGGCTTCGGCGGATTCGGCAACAAACTTTTGGCCGAAGAGTTTTGTGACGCCCAGTGTGGACATCTGCTGCTCCAGTGACTGGAGTTCGTTCATTTGGGCGTCGAAGCTGGTGGCGTCGGCTTGCACGTAATACGCCTTGTTGCCCGGTTGCATCGCAATGGCGTAGTTGACGCCCATCGTTGCGCTGCCGGTCGTGTCGTCCCAGCCCTCAAGGACGAGCGTGGGCATTGCAGCGATGTGCAAGGCGTGGATTAGGTCGGCTTGGCGTTGGTAATGGGTCAGGTTGAGGTTGGCGATGTCCAGCAGCGGCGGCAAGGACTGCAACATGCCCCGGCGGTTGCTGTAGATCGGCACCAACGGGATTTCGGGCAGGCTGTAATCGCCGGTTTCGCTGAACTCAACAACGTCTTGACCCAGCGTGTACAGGTCGTACTTGCCGGGGTAAATCACCCGCATTTGCTCGATTTGTTCCTCGCCAAACTCGTTTAAAGGGCGGGTCGTGTACTCGTGGATGCGGACTTGAGTAAGGGGTGCGCCAGGCATGGTGCTGGCTTGACGCCATCCCCAGATTTGGGCGGCATCGACGTGGATGAAATACGGGCGGCGGCCTTGGGCGCGTTCTTCCGCAAGATTTCGCGCTCCCATTGCTGCGGGATAGTCCACCAGGATTGCGCTGTGGCCGTAGGTGAGGCTGCTGACAAGGGCGCGGCGGGCGTACTCGTTGATATTTGACCCAATGCCGTCGATGTTTTGCGCTAAATCAAGCCAATATTGATCACCCTCAATGTGGATGGGTTTGCGGAGAATTGCGCCAGCGGCGGTTTCGATTAGACGGCTTGTATACGGGCTGAGAACGCTGCGATCAACACGGGTTTGGTAAGCGTCGTCGTCTTCGCGGGGTTCTTGGGGCAGGTATTTCTCGCTTTGGTCGCGCAGGTACTCGGTGCCGTTCGTGACGGCAGCCATCACGCTCCAGTCCGTCATCATTGCGATGACATCTAGGCTGCGGACGAACGGGGATTCGCTGACTACAGCTCCTGTAGGTGGGATGTTGGCGCTGTAGACCACGGCTTGACTCCTACTTTGTACCTATTTTGGCAGGTTAATCATCGTCGTCTTCGTCCTCTTCCTCAATTGGGATTAGGACTTCGATGCCTTGCGCCAGTTTGGATACAAAGGCGCCGAGGATTGCAGGTTCGGATGGGGTCGCAAATGCAAACGTAGCGGTGGTTGTGCCTTCTTCGGCATCAATCTCTATGTGGATGCAACCACCGCTGACTGTTTCGATCATTAGCCGTGATACGCGACAGCAATAATTGGAACAACGCTAGGTGTACCAGAGCTGATCGCGGAAATACGCATACGGACCTTATTTGCCGGTTTGCCGCTATAGAAATAGGCGTATTGGCCGTTGGAATTGATAGTTTTGCTGGTGTCGAGCTGGAACCAAGTGCCGCCGCCGTTGAAGCTGCACTCGAAGGAAAGGGTGAAATTGGCGCCGCCGGTGACGATTGCTGCAAAGGTAAATTCGCTGCTGTCGGCGTGGACCTCGAAGTCGTCGTTAACAGCGGTAAGCGGGGTTGATTCGTGGTGCTCGACCAGATTGGTGCCGCGAGAGATGGTAAGGGCCATTACTTCTTCCGTTTTTTGGCGGTTTTAGCTGCTTTTTTGAAGGCGGCAGCGGTGGGAGCGCCCTTTGCGCCAGGCTTGCGCATCTTTTCGCCGGAACCGGCGGCGATGCGCTTGCGTTTGGCGTTGATGTTGCTGTACAAGCCGCGCTTGGCCACTACTTTTTGCCCCCTTTCTTGGTGCTCTTAGGCTTTTTCTTGGTGCCGTAGTGACCGGGCATTGGCTTAAACCTGCTACCACACACGATAGTTGGTTTTTCCTAGGGATTCCGGCTTGGCAAGGTTGAAAACTTGCAGGCAAAGGTATCCAAGAGCGTCAAAAGCATGGTCAACTCCAAGGTTTTTGTTGGGAAGGCCGGTGTTAGGGGCGTAAGTCAAGGTGCGGAGGGACTTGATTAACTCCTTGCATTTGGGGTTGATGAAGAGGCGGCGGGTTCCAGATGCGTCGAGAAGGGCGGTGTTGACGCACGTGATCTTGTCGCGGATTTTCCAGGGGCTGCGGGGGCTGGACACCGTGAAGCCGGACTTACGCAAAATGTTGTGGTCGGTTGCGCCAACGCCGGCAGTTTTGCGGGCGCCACCCGTGGGGTCCGGGCAGGTGATAATGCGTCGCTCCACGCCGTAGCGGGATTGGATTTCTTCGCATAAATCCCAGGTGGTGGCGCCGCCCGTCATGATGATTTCGTCGAAGACCCACAGCACGTCGCCCTTTTTGACCGCGCAGATGGCGCTCATGGGGTCGATGTTGAAGTCGACTCCAATCAACAGGGGCAGAACGGGAAGGTCTTGGACCGTTTTGTCGATGTTGTCGTCCGAGAAGCTGATGGCGACTAGGCCGCTGAGGTTCTCGAACGAGGCTTCGAATTCTTGGCGGAAGGTGCGGGCGTCGAGTTGGGCGCGGGCAGCTTCGATTTCTTCCGGTGGGACGTTATCGCCGTCGATTGTTGTGAATTGCCACCGGCTCCAGTC